ATGCTCCAGGATTGTTTCAGGGCGAAATAATTACTGAACCGCTGGTAAATTTTGGTGTTGACATAAATTCACCAAAGAGCATTGTTGAACAAGGTTACGATCACTTGCTAACACTCACCTCCTATTACGAAGGTGCAGTGAACGACTAAATACTATATAGACTGGGATTTTCAAATTCTTTCAGAGGACTTTAAAGATGGCTTTAACTTATACTTGGAAAATTACAGGACTTAAAAAGACTAACGTCCCATCCGCAAATTTAACAAATGTGGTTGTAGGAACTCGTTGGGAAGTCACTGGAGCTGATGCGGACGGTAACTCTGGCACATTTCATGGAGCCACACCATTTGTATCATCAGAAATTGATCCTAACAATTTCATTGATTGGGGCAATCTAACAGAAGCACCTGTTCTTGGTTGGATCAAATCAATTGTTGTTGGTGGTTATGCTCAACATATTAATGAGCAAATCATGAAGCAAATTAACCAAGTTAAGAATCCTATTGTTGATGCAGACTTCTTGCCTTGGGATCCTACAACGCCTGTTTCAGCTAACGCCGCAGCAATCGGTGCTGCTGCAATGGCTAACGCTGCTGCTCCACCACCAACCCCTGTATCTCTTGAAGATCTTTGATAATTGAGGAATAATACTATGGAAAATAATGCTACACCACAAAACCCAAATGATGTTGAAATGACCTTAACACTCAATCTCAACGATGTTAATGTTGTAATCACAGGACTCCGTGAACTGCCTCATCGTATTTCTGATGAAGTCCTTCGTAAGGTCGTAACACAGGCTCAGAGCCAAGCACAAGCTGCACAACAGAATGCTCAAGGTGGATTCCAAAGCCCACCACCTGCGTTCTATAGCAAGCAGTAATAAATATCCCTGAGCATTCTGTTCGGGGATATTTCATGTCTACGACTTACAATTGGGGAATTCATCGTCTAGATTTTAAGACAGAAGAAAATTCCCTTCAAAAAGTCATCAAAACGGTTCATTGGTACTACACCGCAAATAATGGTGTGGTTGCCACTACACATTATGGTGCTGAACCAGTCTATTCTGTTGATTCACAAAATTTTATTGAATATGAGAGTTTGACAGAATCTCAAGTTAAAACTTGGATTGAGCCGCGATTGAATCACTGGGCAATTAAAACAGGTTTAGATGCAGATTTAATTCGATTACAAAATGCACCAGACCAGCACTCAGCCATGCCTGGAAATTCGCTACCATGGGCTAATGAATAATGGCAACTCCAAATGGCACACAAATAGATTTTGGTCAATTAAATAATGAAATAATGCAAAGAGGATATGGCACTCAATGCCCTCTTTCTGAACCTAGCGATCGTTTAGGATATGGTGGACAGCGAGCCATATCTGATTTATGGAAATCTTGGGGTTCAGTTGTTAATAATGGAACTTACACAAGTAAATTTGGAACAACAACTGGATACGTTGCTGGACTCACTGGTTCTATGGTTTCAACAACATACACACCAGGATATGGTGTTACCGCTATCTCAAGTAGTTTTGGATTGAATAATGTTCAATATAATGAAGCACCTGGATTCGACGTTTTCGGTAATTTAATTAGATTTGCAGCTGGCAATGCCTTTAGAAACATTACTGCCAGAAGTAATGGACCGCCAGATAATTTTAATTTTGATGGTGCATTAATGCCAGGTGGCGGTCAAACTGCAGTTGGATTTAGATGGCAATAAAATGAGTGAAGAACCAACAGCAAATACAGAGGTAGTTCGTTGGGATAATGGAGATGAATCTTCAATTAATCCTGCAGTTTTACAGTATATAAAAAATCCAACAACACCACCAGAAACTGATGCAGAGGAATTGTAATGGCTTTTGAATCAAATATGATTGCAAAAGTTCTTGGTTTGTATGACAACGAACTACTTCTTTCTCATTACGAAGCAGGAAATAATGGTAAGTTTATGGCTAGAGATAGTTTATCTAGCATGCATCATTCAGGCGGTGCACCAGAATATCATTCAACAATTCCAAACGTCATTAAGAATACCAATGGACATATTTTTGTAAATGGCTCATTTAGATTTGAGTGGGAATGGGATGCGGGTACAATTGCTGAATCTGATGTTGATTCTTATCTAAATTTGTTTAATAGCGAAAACATAAATCCACACTTTACAATCACGAAAGACTTTGCAAATCATAAACTCATTGGGAATTTAGATATTCCAAATGATCGTATAGATAATTGGATGAGCAACTATATTAGCTGGCATATTGCTGCTCCTCGCGCAAAGTGCACATTTACTTCAGATGAGAGCGAGATAGTTTGCGTCACAAGAATTAACAATACATTTGATCAATACTCATTCGATCAGCGCACTGTTGAACCAGGGGAATCTTTAGAAATTCAAAGACCAAACTGCACCAGCTGCTATGTAATGTTTACTGATTTATTATTAAAGACAGGAACTGATGTCGCGCTTATGCGAACTAAAATGTATAAACTGATTAATCCTAGTATTAGCGTCACGAATAACAATTCATCTCGAGTAAGAATTTTGAGGTATTACAAATGATTAAGTATGTGAAAGCCGTTAAAATGCTTCGCGATTTTCGTAAAGCATCTAACGAGAACAAACCACTAGAACTACTATTTGCCGCTGAGCGCATCTTTAACGAAAAACAATTTCATCAAAGATACTTGGACTTTTGCAACCTTCCTATTTCTAAGAAAGTGTTTAAAGCCAAAAAAGAACTTCATGAGATTCAAGCAGACATGGATTATCTTCGTAGTTTACCGAAGGACTCATTAGGTTATAAATTTGCCGAATTCCTTGACTTCAATGTTGACATTTATGCTGGGTATCAGTTTGAAGCATTCTGTAAGTCATGGGACTCTTATCTAGATTGCCCTGAAAAGAAAATTTATGCTGGTCGTGCTTTTGCTGTTCACGATTTCGTACACTTGCTTGTTGGCTATCCAAGAATGTTCTTAGGAGAAGTTCATGCTGCAGCCTTTCATGCCAGCAAAGATCAGAATAACAATCGAGTATTCAAACTATTAATCGGTATCGGTTGGATTCGTATTTTACGAGAAGCCAAGAGTGTTAAGACACTGTTTTATATCTATCGTTCTCTCTTCGAAGCCACTCGAGTAGCCAAGAAACTACCATGGCTCCCTGCTCTACCATGGGAAGATTATATGCATCTTCCAGTAGAAGAGGTTCGTAAGATTATCGGTATCACTCAAGAAGATTTAAAATATTTTAAAAAGACTCAAGAAAGATACAAAACTAAACATTATAATTTATTAAAGGCTGAATTCGATGCGCTTAATGCAAAACAACGCGAACTCCTTTGCTCTGGTCCAAACGGTGAAGAAATACAAAGATTGGTTGCGCCAACGCTTTGATTGGTTGTGGCAGAAAAAGTGGTTTAAGATATTCATGGGACTGTTTATAGTTCGATGGATATTTCGTATTAGCATTCTCGTATACCTATGGTGGATAGTAACATAAATACTAGATGTGCTGCTGTCCCAAGAAAATCGAAAAGTATTGGAAGATTATAGAGAAAATTCAAAAGACAGGCACGGCTACAGAACAAGAGAAACAGTTCTTGGCTAAAATGACGCATTCAAATCCGAGGAAAATTTTGTGGCACTCAGTTTAAGCAGCATAATTAAATGGATTTTATGTTTGATTGGAGGACTACCATTACTCCAAATTCTTGCTCACACATTCAATAATTTTCCTATTCCATTTGCAAAGGGCGCAAAATTTCCACCAGAATCTATCAAAAAACTTCTGGAGAAGATGTCAAAAGCGAAACAAGACGCTAAAGATTTTGATATTAATAACTTTATCAAGAAAGAGTTTGCGCTTCCTGCTGACATTAAACAAGGACTAGAAGTCGCCGAACAAAGATTAAAAGATGTAGTTGGCGATCCGACGGCGAGTCCACCAAAAGAAGGTAAGTTGGCCAAAGCCTGTCCGTTTTTATTTTCAAGAACAGGTGATGTTGCTGTAGCCAGAGACAGACTTATGGCTAAAATCGGTGACATTAATAGTTATGCCAACGAAACGAATTGGCTAGGAACTTCGCTGAAGCAGTGGTCTGATATAGGTAATGATGGGACATTGGCTGGCGCATTTTTGGGATTTAAAGGTCACGCTCAAGAAATTTCTGGCGTTTTATCAGACGACAAGGTTCTTCGCCTACAGGCTATTCCTGGTTATCCAGTAGTTGGTTATGCGAATACAACAGCTGGCTCTAATGTTGTAAGCATTAATTTAGATGGACCAACATATCCAGTTACCAACATTGGTTCTTCGATACTCGTATCAAACACTGAATATGTTGTTGTAAATAAAAGTTATGGTCCAACAAATGCTTATGTAACGCTGAACGCTAACTCTACGATCATTCAATCTTCTAATGTTTTAGCATATAATCTTGCAAATATTGCAATGGCAGCAGGCTCTTCATTAAAGCTGAAGCCAGGGTTGTTTATAACTGTCAATGGTCAGTCTGCTGGCATCAATACTATTAATGCTCTGGGCGATTACATGACGGTTTACAGACCGATTATTTTTGCAAACAGTAACTGTCAAGTCTCAGTAGAAACTTCTCTGATTGCTAACTCTGCTATAGCAGCAAATACATCTAACGCAGCAATTAAATTAGAAGTGTATGAACACGGAAGTAGCGTCTGTTTAGGTGATGTTATAACTGGAAACGCTTCCTCATTCTCCGCACATTTTGCAGCTGGCGAACGAGTTTATTATGACGAAAAAGAATATAATATTGTTAGCGTAACAAATACAGCAATCGTCGTCGACGATCGATTAAGAGGATTAAATGGGCAATTTGTCTATAAGATTCTCCAGGAAGCCCAAGTTGAAAGAACTGCAGAATTAAATGGACCAGATGAAATCCTAGCCTCGTTCTCTGTTGCAGAACAAATGTCTCAGGGTCTTGCAACGAACTTCATAGAAGGTATGACCACGCGCTATAAAAAGGCTGATGGTTCTTACGCGACAATTGATGCCTGGAAACCAGTTCATGTCTCGCGAGCTGTGCAACAGCCAGGGTCTGCTCTCGTAAATAAGATTACAGGCATTGTACAGAGTTTACTGGATGAACTCAAGGATGACTTGATTGATCAACTTGAAGAAAATGAATTGGTGGTTTATCTAGAAGAAAAAGAAAACGAAATTGAGACATTGAGAAGAGAACTGAAGGATATGTTTGAAGCTGATAAGGCTGCAATAAAACAGGTCAAGTCTCTGCTCAAGGGATTACTCAAACTCTTTAAGATTTCATGTTCTAAGAAAAAGAAAGGTGATGACCCAGAGGACCCAGATTTAAGTTCAGATGAATATTTGCAGCTAGTTTTGGTTCCAAATCCAGAACGTCAGGGCTGCGATGCTGCAGAATCAGACTTTATTGACATTATTGACGATGCTGACGACGAATATAATACGGTAGTTTTACCAGATCCTAGAACCGATTCGCCATATAATCCTGGAATCGACTTGGATCAGCTGACACAACCTGACCCAGCCCTATACGGATTAGAACTACCAGGAACAGCTGGCGGTAATGCCGATGTGAATATTGATCAAACTCCAGATTCGCTATTGCCACCAGATATTCCAGATCCTTGTACGGAACCTTGCTAAATATACAAGAATAAGCATTAGGAACGCTAAATGTCGCTAGAAGTCCGAGAGTTTAAAGACCTAGATCTAAACTTTAGAGCCCACCCAGTTACAGGTGATGTGGTTAAAAAGACGGGCAACGCTGCGATTATTGCCGCTCTGCGAAATTTGGTGTTAACGAACAGATTTGAGAAACCGTTTAGACCATTTTATGGTGGCGATGTTCGTTCACTTTTGTTTGAAAATGTATCTCCAGTTGTTGCCAGCATTTTGGAATCTGAAATCGGTAATACTATTAAGAATTATGAACCTCGTGTTAATGTGATTGGTATAAGAGCACAGGCAAATATTGAGAAAAATGGGTATAACATTACAATTCAATTTTCAATAAACAATGTAGAAGAGCCAGCCACGGTTAGCATGTTTCTACAGCAGGTTCAATAATGGCAAATACAGACCAAAAACTTAAAATTTCAGAACTTGATTTCGCTGAGATTAAGAATAATCTAAAGAATTTCTTGCGCGATCAGGCTGAGTTTACTGATTTCGACTTTGAAGCCTCAGGTATGAGTACATTGCTAGATATCCTAGCATACAACACTCACTATATGGCTTTCTATAATAACATGGTCGCCAATGAAATGTTTATGGATACTGCAGTTTTCAGAAACTCAGTGGTCTCTCATGCTAAAATGTTGGGCTATACTCCAGTCTCAGCAAAGGCGGCTCGTGCATTAGTAGATGTTCAGCTGACGCGACCATTCGGTGACACTCGTGTTGCTGTAACAATGCCAAAGTTTACGAAATTTCAAAGCGCACCAATTGACTCTATCACATATACTTTCGTGTCTTTAGATTCAAAGGTTGGTGAATATGACCCAACTTGCGGAAGATTTTGTTTCCATGATGTGTATTTGTATCAAGGTCAACCATTTACCTATACATTTACATACGACACGACAACAAATACATCACAAAGTTTTGAATTACCAGATACTGGAGTTGATGTTGCAACTCTTGATGTAATCGTACAAGAATCATCAACTAGTTTAGCCAGCGAAAAGTTTACGCTTGCAACTGATGCAACAGCAATCTCTTCTAACACATCTGTTTACTATGTGGATGAAGTTCGCGAAGGAAGATTTAGAATTTATTTCGGCGACGGCGTAATTGGTAAATCGTTAACAGATGGCAACATTGTTATTGTTAACTATGTCAAAACAGAAGGCGCAGCTGCTAATAAGGCAAATGCATTTTCTCTATTAGAATCTGTTGCTGGAATTACAGACCATGTTATCTATCCAATTTCGCCAGCTGCAGGCGGTGCATCACCAGAAGGAATCGACAAGATTCGCTTCGCTGCGCCAAAGGCATTCGTATCAAATAATCGTGGTGTAACAAAGAACGATTTAATTGCTCTAATTAATTCTCGCTATCCATACTTTGAAGCAGTAAATGTTTGGGGTGGTGAAGAGAATGATCCACCAGTTTACGGTAAAGTATTTGTTGCAGCAAAACCAGAACTTGGATATAGCATAACAGAATCAGAAAAATTGACTGTTATTAATGATATAATTAAACCTGTTTCTATTGTTACAGTCACACCTGAGTTTGTTGATGTGGACTATAACTACCTTAACATTTATGCAAATGTATATTACGATCCAACTAGAACAGTTAAATCAGTTGACTCTGTAAAAACGCTCGTGAGAAATGCGATTATTGGATATAAAAATTCTGAATTGGATCAATTTAACAGCAGATTTAAACTATCCCGAATGCTTCGTAGAATTGATGACTCTGAAGTTTCAATTAGTTACTCAGATGCAGATGTTACGATTCAAAAGAGATTACTACCTACATTAAACACAACTCGAAATTACACGCTTAATTTCGGTACGCCAATTGCTAGAGAAGATACAAGATACAAAATTTTCTCAGCTCCTGGGTATACACAATATGATGATAATGATATTCTTCGCACATGTTTCCTAGAAGAAACACCAGGATCGTCCTCAGGTGTTGAAGGGATTGCAGTAACAGCTGCTCCTGGCGTTTATGAAGAAACACCAGTGATTGAAATTATTGGCGATGGCGTCGGCGCAACAGCAAGACCAGTTATTGTTAATGGTAAACTTAAATCTGTTATAGTTGATAATACTGGTATTGACTACACTAATGCTAATGCATATTTGTATTATAATGGTGAACTTGATACGACAGTAAAACTATCAGTCTCAGTTCAAAATAGATATGGTGTATTAAGAAGTTACTTCTTTGACAATAATAATATCAAGCGCACGCTAAATGTGAATGCTGGATTAATTGATTATGAGCTCGGCAAGATTACACTCAATAGTTTTGCACCAGTAGATATTGAAGATGTTTCTAAAATTCTTAAGATTACAGCAAGACCATACTCAAACAACTTTGAATCAGCTCGTCAGCGAATCATTACAATTGATGACGAAGATCCAGTATCACTAAACATCACAGTAAAATCAGTTGAATAATGTTTGCAAATAACTATATTTCAACAATAGTTGATTCGCAGCTGCCCGAGTTTGTTCGTGCAGACCATCCTGTATTTGTAATACTCCTTAAAAAGTATTATGAATATATGGAAACAAATGGAAAGACTCTATACGAAAATAGACGCCTTTATAATTACTTTGATGTTGATGAAACGCGACAAGATTTAATTAAGTATTTTAAAAGTAAAATTATTCCTAACTTCCCAGAAGAAACGGAATTATCGACAGAAAAGTTAGTCAAAGCTGCACGAGACTTCTATACTAAAAAAGGCACACCAGATTCCTTTAAATTTCTCTTTCGTGTTTTGTACAACCAAGAAATTGATGTATATTTTCCAAAAGATGATATTCTAAAAGCATCTGACGGTAAATGGAAACTTCCTCAAGCATTGCGCCTTTCTATATCAGACACACTAACAAAGGTGCCTGGCGGAACTGTTAATGTTACTCTTGCATCTGCAAATACAGTTTCTGCTAATGGAATTA